TGTGATTCATTTTAATGTTTTTGGCGATAAACCATTTAGTGTAATAGACAATTTTTTACACGAAAGCTTTTTTGAATTTTTAGCTAATGCAGACGGAATTTATTTCCAGTATCCTATACAAATGTTCGAGTTCGATTGGCTTTCAGAAGATAATATTAATTATATAGATGCATGGAGTGTTAATAATCTTTCTCACACTTGGAAGAAAGCTTGTGTAGAAAGAGAAGTGGTAAGAGAAACATCTCAATACTTTTTAGATTGCGGACACCCAAGTCCTAGTGGACATAAACTTTGGGGAGAGCATATTAATAAAAAAATAAATAATTTGTTAAATGGAACGTAGAGATAAAAAAGGAACCTACTTTTACAATTGGCCTTCCCAAAAAAAAGAGGCAGGTAGAAGAAACATAACTTTTGGTCTGCAAAATAACGGACAAAATTTAATCAACTACAATAAACCTTCACTTATAACCTACAATCATTTATTTATAGATTGGCCTCCAATCTTTAATAAAAGGCAATGTAACAAGTTACAAAAAAAAGGTTTAGATATATATTTGTATGAACCTATTTGTTACATTAACAAGGATAAAAATAATCACTCATTAACTTATTATAGTGAATTCCATTCTAGTATATCGTTTGATGATATTATACCTGCAGAAATTGCAGAAATATCGCAAAAAAACTTAGATTTAAATTGTGAGATAAATGTATATACATGTGATTATAACATTAATAATTACTTTGGGTACAGATACAAAAACTTAAATTTATTTTGCTACGATTTATTTTTAAGACAACCAGGGGGATTTGGTCATTGGGGGTATTACAGTGACTTTAATCCTGATAGTATCTCAAAAAAATTCTTTTCATCAAATGATGGTAGATATATTCCTTTTAGGGAAATAATTTTATCTTATCTTATTGATAAAGACGGTCTATATAGTTGGCCATATTGTAGTTCTATAAATTGGGAAAGATTGCCTTGGTTTGAATCTAAAAAATTAAATATGGAAAAATTATTAGAAAATAGAAAAACATTAAATTCTAATGATTATTTTATAGACATGAAACGAATCACTAAATCTAACATAGAGTATAATTTAGATGAAAACAATATAAATACCGGCCTTCCTTTATCTAAATATGAAAAAACTAATCTAACGCTACCTGATGCATATGATCAAATTTTCTGCTGCATTGCAACCGAAACAAGATTTGCTCAGCCTAACGCTTATATAAGTGAAAAAACTTTGTTACCTATGTTGTTCAAGAAACCATTTATTGTAGTAGGCGCACCTTATTCTTTAGAATACATAAAAAAATTAGGATTTAAAACATTTAATAACTACTGGGACGAATCATATGATACTACAACTAATCACACAGAAAGATTAAAAAAAATTATGGATGTAATTAATTATATAGATTCTTTATCAATAAAACAATTAAAAGAACTTTATCGAGACATGTTTCTAACAATTATGCATAATTTTGAAGTTGTATACCAATTAAACAAAGACAGAACTATTTTGTAATATATTCTTTAGGAATTTTACTGTCTGCACTCGACACACAACTATCAGTTACACATTTTCCTGCTGTTGTAAATATATTAAAATCTTCATAAATTTTTCCTATTGGCTTATCTGCACAACTATAAGATCTTTTTATTTCATCTTCCCGTATTATTATACTTTGAAATCCTGCATTGCAATTCCATCCTTTAAATTTATTAAATTTAAATGCATTTAATCTTTCTGCTTGATCAAGGTAATAAACATTATTATTATTATCGTACAATTCTACCTGTAATAGTTCTACACCTTTCCATTTTTGAGGGAATCCTGTTTTTAAAATTTTTATTTGATCATCTGTGTACTCATTAACAATAAATTTTGCAGTAGGATCACTCTGTGGTTTTAAAGTTACATTTATTCCAGCATTTTTAAACCTTACACATCTTTCATACAATAAATCAAATCTACTAGGTACCATTACTTGATTTATTGTGATAAAAATATCATGTTCTTGTAAAAACAAACATTTTTTTATAAATTCATCCTCGTCTGCAAATTCATCATGATAACTTGCTGTAATACTTTTTCGAGATAATTTACTTACTTTTTTGACCCATTTATTCCACCATTTTAATGAAGGTGATAAATTAGTTGTCATATGTATACTTTGATAATCAACATTATCTTTTGCATATATATCAATTAATTTCAATAAATGCAAATAAGCAGTAGGTTCGCCTCCACTAAAGCTAAAATGGAATTTTTGAAAACCATTTTTTCTTGCTTGATCTTTAATTCTTACAATTGCATTTTCATAAACAGAAAAATTTAAAAAAGCAGTAGTGCTTGATCTTGCATAAGGCCAACAATACGTACAATTATAATTACAAAATCTATCTATAATCCAAGAAACTGTAAACAAATCTTTATGTAATAATGTAGATTGTCCTAGCTTAACAATTTTATGAAAAGGAATATTTTGAAAATCTCTCATGTAACCATTGAAAATTATTAATTAATTTTAACTTTTCTATATCATTTTTGTTTTTTTGTCCATAATCTCTACCATCTTTAGCTCCTAAGATACAATAATTTCCATATTTTTTAATTGCACCTTCTGTACACCAAATATTTAATCTATGTTCCCGTTCTTCTTCAGCTTTTTTAGAATCTTCTACAGATATAAACACATCTTTTGATTGGTTTTTTTCTATAACACTAGAACTTAATTTACAACATTCTCTAAAAGCACTCTTCCAAGTATTAAAAGGATCTGTATTAAATTTTGTAATATTAGACACAGATTTCATAGGTTTAAATCTATTTGAAATAGATGTTGTCATATCAGTGCTATCTTTTTTCATGTTAATTGTTAAAATTCTTGGGAATAATTTAACTCCACCATATCCATACACTAAATCATTTATTGGATTTTTTGATGCCCAAACATGCACGGTTTGCCTGTCCCAAATATCAACAAAATATTCTAGTGTAAAATCTTCTAAAAGCATTGCATCTGCATCAATAAACCAAACCATATCTGATTTAGCTAACTTTGCTCCTGCTATATGTGCCTCATGTATTCCTTTAATTCCGTGTATGCGTATTGCTTCTGGATATTTTTGTTTCAAAATCTCAAAATTTTCATCTGCATTTTTTTCATTATAACTGACAAATACTACATCATAAACTTTATGTTTTGATGCAATTATTTGCCATTTTTTGCAAGATACTATGTGTCTAAAATCTATTTCATTTTTTGCTACTTTTTTGTGTTTACTAAGTAAAAAAATTCCATTATACAACTCTTCATTATTACATAAATTTACAAAAGCATGATTTTCGTGCCTATTGTAGATATCATTATGATTAAAATACGTCTTCATAATATCTTTATCTATTACTGTGACTTGCTTTGATGTGCTCCAAAACATTTCTGTTTTAGATTTTGTTAAAGCGTAGTTGTAATCTTCAAAATTATTAATTTCAAATATATCATATTCAACGGACGTAGACGCACAAATTTCCCATTCTTTCCTGCTAACAATATGTCTATACTCTACTTCCTTTTTTGTTAGTAATTTATTTTTACTTAATAAAAATAAACCGTTGTAAAATACATCATCTCCTACTAGATGTTGAAATACATGATTTTCTTGTCTGTTATAACTATCATGATGACTAAAATAAAAATTTAAATCAAAATTTTTACATATCTTTATATTACTACTTGTTGCCCAAAACATTTCTGTACTAGATTTTTTAAGAGCATGTTCGTAATCCTCCCATGTTTCAATACAAAAAATATCAAATCGTTTAGGATGTGTAACTTTTCTTTCAATTTTTTTGTGCTCAATAAAAAAACGATGATTAACTTCTTTTTCGGTTACTTGTTTACCTTTTGGTACAAGTGCTAAACCATCATAATTTTTATCATTTAAAAATACATGAATATATTTTTCGTCATATTCATTTATTTTCAATCTAAATATTTCATAATCTAAAATTACCAAATCATCATAAACTGTCCAAAACATTTTAGTATTATTTTTTAAAACAGCTTCTTGAAAATTGTGTACTAACTTTGTGGTGGGAATAAGATCTTTTAACTTTTGATATTCTGTTAAATTTTTGCCTATATAAAAAACATCATACATATATTATTATTAAATATATAATTCTGGATATTCGACCAATAAGTGTATACCTTTATATTCATAAGCATCCTTATAACTTTGAAAAATTTTATCAGGTCCATCTAAATCTACAAAATTTATATTTTTACACAACGACTTAAATTCTTGTAAATAATTTCCTTTATGCTGGACTCCTGGATCTAATGGGGTATCAGCACCTTTGCCTACTCTAATGATCATACCAACAGTTTTATTAGTCATTAAACTAAATTTATCAACATGATTTACTAGTTGATTGGATGCGCTTAATAAAAAATCCCATCTAGGATAAAAGCTAATTACAAACTGTCCTGCTACTGCTAATCCTAATCCTAGCCCCATTTGTATTTCTTCAAAAACAGGAGTTTCTATCATTTTGTCTTTAGAAACATTTACTAAAGTAGTGCTCATAGGATTACCTTTGAACACAATTTGTTGTCCAACAAATATAGTATCGTCCTTTTCTCCTAAATATGTCATTGCATTAATTAATTCTTGTTTATAAAGTGTTTCCATTTTCTGTATCCATTTTTGTAAATCGTCTTCTTATTTTATCCCAATCTCTTGCTTGCTGCCGTTGATTTAAAAATTGACATTCTTGAGTAGTTACTTGCTGTAATTTTTTAGACGCATCTGTATAATATTCTGGAAAATTGCGTTCAATAAATCTAAACTGACTAGTGTAGTTTGGATGTCCGTCTACTGTTCCGTCTTTATATTGTATTGCTACTTCTTGATATATTTTATGTTCTATAAGCCAACTTTCTAAACTAGTATCTAAATCACAAATTTCGTAAACTTGTTTCATTTTGTTTATAGATTTTATGCTATTAGTTAGATCTCTACCATGTTCATGTGAGTTACGCTGCAAGTAATGACTATTGTCAATTCCCATCAAAATTTTATGTTTTACTTTCTTAGATTCAAGAATAGATTTCATAGCTAAAACAGCCGTCCAAGTTTGGTGTACAGCAAAAGTTTCGTTATAGATGTCTTTTATAAAATTACGCATCGGAGTCCTGTTATTCTTTGCAACATAATTAATTAGATCTCCATCATAATTCCAATTTTCGTTGTTATCACAATAACTAAATCTAAAAACACCAGTTAACATAATATATACAGTATCATTTTGATCTAAACCAAATCTATTATCTATTTCAACTAATTTTTCTAGCATATGTAGATTTGATCCACCAGTTCTGCCTATATTTCTGTATTCTTTAAAATTAATACCTATGAAGTCTGCCCATGTAGGATAGTTCCAATTTGTAAAACTACATCCAAATGCAAAAAATCTATCATTCATTTAAACCTCTGATATTTATATAATTTATAATATTTTCTGCCATAACTTTATGGCATAATAAACTAGGATGACTATCAGTAGGAGTTATATCAAAGTTGTCGTAATCGGCATGTATACAAAGTTCTTGGTTATCCTCCATCATACGTTCAATACTATTATAAGCAGAGCTTTTATAACGCATTGATATGTATCGAGATCTTAGCCAATCATCATTCCTACAATATTGTACATTTGTTGCAGGCCATGTAAATATTGCTGTTTTTATTCCAATATCTTCTAAACGGCTCATAAACTGTCTTACACTAGTGAGACTACGAATAGTATACCATTCTACATATTTTTCTATAGTAGGTATCTTATTTTTTTTCATCCAACTTCTGAGATATCTTCTATTTTCTGGTTCTAAGGCATCGCAATACGTCATTACCTGTTTTTTTCCTATACTAAAAGTACATCTATGAGGCTGTGTTAGCTGAAATATTACAAATTGAATGTCATTAGCATCTATATTAGGCACGTGTATATCATCAACATTTCCACCGTTTTTAAAAATTGCACAATCCCAAAATTTTATGATACTTTCGTGTGACCCTCCACATGCAGGATGAACCAATTCAAAACTATTAAAATAATTAGCTACTAGACGAGGATATCTTAAAGATTTAGCGAATTCTATATGTGTGTAATGTAAAATTTCCGGCTTATAAGTATTCAATGGTTGCTCTTTTACTGAAGACATTCCACTATAATAATACAATCCTTGGCCCCAAGTAAATGAACATCCAGCAAACAAAAAACCTTTTATAATTTTATCTTTTTTTAGTTTCATGTTTTATTTAATCCGGCCAGCTGATTTCCCAATCTTTAAAATCAGCTGCTAAACAATCTACTTTATAATCTTTTCTACCCCCTATAATTTCTTGTATTATATTTTTACTAGTATTTCTTATTCCATTCAACCCATGAGTTAGTTCTAAGTTACCTTCTTTTTCTCCTTTACGAAATTTTGATTCGTTGTGCCAAATATGTAAATTCATTTGAGAACATACAATGATAGCTCTAATTGTTTTAGCATCTACTACTGCATTATTTTCATCTAATATAATCTGTATGTCATGGACTATATCCTCAATTTCTTGCGAGTATTCATCTTTGTATTCTGTAATAAAAACTTCTTTAAGTTGTACAATACTTAAACGATCAATTAACTCACTAAGGGTTTGCAAGTATCGTCTTTCTCTTTTTTGTTGTGTCATAAGTTTGTAAAACTCCTATTATTATAAGTAATTATAACGCTGTATGCATTTATTAACTGTGTTATTCCATAATCTAAATCATATTTTGGATGAAAACCTATTGATTCAATTTTTTCATTACTGACTATATAATTTCTTTTATCAAAATCTTGTCTAAACTCATCTTGTTTTATAACAAGACTAGGAAGATGTTTTTTAATTTTTTCAGCTAATTCTATCTTACTTAAATTAGCAGTTGATAGTCCTACATTAAATGCTTCCCCAAAACACTTGTCATAATTTTCTATTACAAATTCAAATACTCTTGCTATATCTTGTACATGAATATAATTTCTCTTAAAGTTAGATTCAAATAAAACCAAATAACCATCTGTAACTGCTTTATATACAAAATCATTAACCAAAAGGTCTTGACGCATTCTAGTTCCTATACCAAATACTGTAGCCAATCTTAATGCTACACCTTTTGCTGCTATGACTACATCTTCTGCATCACATTTTGTTTTAGCATATAAACTCAATGGTATAAAAGGACTGTTTTCTGTGATAATTTCTTCGCTAGATCCATACTGACTGTTTGTATTAGGCATTATAAGTTTTTGATGGCTTTTTAATACCCTTACAATATTTACTATTTGCCTATAATTTACATCTATGCTAAGATTAGGATTTACTTCACAAGCTGACATCCCTACAATAGCAGCCAAAGGTATAATAACATCGTGTTCTTTTACTAAATTTTGCAAAAGCTCAACATTTCTTACATCGTCTTTTACAAAATTAAATTTATTATATTTAAATAGGTGCAATAAACTTAATTGTTTATACATTAAATTATCTAATACTGTTACACTGTACCCTTTACTAAGGAGATGTTCAGAAATAGTTGATCCTAGATATCCTGCACCACCTGTAATTAAAACCTTAGTCATAATAAAACCTTTTTAAATCATTCCAAGTATCTTTAAATGGACTTATGTCTTTTAGTGTATATAAATGTTTTTGATTGTGTACTAAAATATCAGTAATACTATAATACCAATCATGTAACTCTTGTATCGGCATATCATTTAATTTTTTAATTTCATTAAATATACGCTCATAACGTATTTCTATACTAGTAAAATTGTCGTAAGTTTCGTTTATAAAAGGATGGAATGTTTTAAATCCTAAATCTTTTAAATATTGCAAACTATATGCACTATTTAACAAAATAAACGGCTGTAAATTACTAATTGGTCTCCATGTTTTTTCTGATATAAATGTGTCTACATTTGCATCAAATTTAGTCTCAGTAATTATATTGACATACGAATTTAAAAAATGTTTTTTATTAGTATTATCAATTGTAAAACTGCCTTTGTCTTTTAAATGCTGTGTTTCTAATTCATACGGAATTATCTCAAAAAGGCTTTTTGCATAGTGATCAGGGTTAGTTTCATTCGGAAAGTGTTGCTTTATACAATTCTTAAAATGCTCTACGTCGTTATTGGCATCCAAATTAAGGAACGTAAAAATATTATTATCTAACAAGTTTAATTTAATTGCAACATATGCCATTGCAATTCTATGCGGACGCATCATCCTGTTAAAACAAATAAATCTATTTTCTCTAATATTGTTTGAATCTAGATCATCTTCGCGTACTAAGTCTGAGATATAACCTAAACTAGTATGTTTAGGATAATATGTTGCATTAGTTGCTACTTGTTGAGAAATCATCAGTGTTGCATCAGTAAGTTTTATACCGCATTTCGGACTGTGTTTTTTATATTCGCTATATTTGTTTCCAGCAATAAAAATCAGATTTTTGCTCGGCACATTATACCGGTTAAAGTCACTTTGCATTATGTCAAGATCAATTGTATTGTTTAAAGGATCTTGAGCTTGATTAAAAACTATCTTTACTGTTCCGTATTGCAATAATTTTTTAGTCTTCTCAGACAAAGTATCTATTAATTTATAAGAATGTTGACGGCCATCTATTTGAACGCATAGTTTTTGATATGTAGTATTTGGAGATGTTCTTATTTCTATAGGATAGAAATACTCGTTACCGTACACAACTTCATCTAATGAACAGAAATTTTGCACACCTTTATCTTTAAGAAAGTAGCCATTCAAATTACAATGATTAAAAACAAATACATCACCTGATACTCTTGCAGACACAACTTTTTGCGCTTCGCTCAATGTCATTGTTGTTCCGTTAAGTAATTCTAATAACTGATCAACAATTTTTTTATGCAATCCATTAGGTAAGGGATATCGTATTCCCTCTTGTACAAACCAATTTTCATAAACAAATTTCAAAATACCACCCATTTCCCTGTACCATAATGAGGATATTTCGATTGATAAGTATAATGAATTATGTCCTCTGGAATAGACGATGTTTTATTCCACGTATGCTTTGTAGGTGTGTTAGTAGAAAGACCGTTATCTTCTACAATAAAATATATAGGCAAATCAAAATTCCTAGAATATTTATGTACTTCATAAAAAATACCCGATTCATAGCACATGTCTCCTACAAAACACCAAACTTTATCATTATATCCATTACGTTTTATAGATGCAGCTACTCCTAAAGCAATAGACAAACCACCTCCTACAATTGCAGAACTATAAAATTTTTCATCAATATTACAAATAGTTATACTTTTACCTTTTAAAATTTCATCTTCTAACCAATTTTGATCTATTCCTTTTAATAATGCATGATAATGATTTCTCCATGTAGAAAACACCCAATCAGATTTTTTTATCCGCTGGAAAATTTCAATTAATTCTATTTCATTGCCATTTGACAAATGCACAGGTCCTCTTATTTTACCTGATTCCCAATGTATAACAATTTTATTTTCAAAATCAATTAAATCATTCTTATCATACTCTATATGCCTTACTATTGGATATTTTTCTAAATTTTTAATCATACTTACCTTTTAAATGTTCTATAATTCTATTTGCGATTACTTCATGCCCTTCTACAGAAAAATGTTGGTTATTTACAGGAAAATTAGGTAAATCTAGTAACCTTAATTTTTGATTTGCGATAAATTGCGATAAATCTGTTCCGTCAAATGTTAGTATAGTTTTTGAACTTTTTAAAGTATCGCCTGTTTCATACATCAACCAAACTACATTAATATTTTTTGATTGCAAATATTTTGTATGAACCTCAATATTTTGCAAAAGATTTCTGTATTCTATTTCTTTATCATAAAAATGCCGCAAATACATTTCATAATATTTTTTAGCATAATCTAGTATTCTTTCAAAATTGCTAATTGTTAAAAATTTTTCTTGTTTAATATCATATACCATAATTCTTGACAAAAGTGTAGTTTGTACAGTTACAAGCAAATCACTTCCATTTTCTACGTTTTGAGTTTTTTCATATAATTTTTTAAAAATTAAACTGTTTGACGATCCAGATACAGCAAAATTATCAAAATCACAATTAAGATTTCTTGCAAGATACGCCGGATAAGAATTATTATACATATAATCTCTATATATAGTCTCTAATTCTAAATTATTTTTATTACCTAAATTACTAGATAAATATTGATGATAATATGGAGTTTCAAGACCATTACCTTCAGTAAAGCTACATCCAAAAGACAATATCTTTTTATATATTTTCATATATCTCTCTTTTGTAATATAGGGCAATCTGTAGGCCACTCAATTTCATATTGAGGATCGTTCCATTTAATAACGCTTTGTTTATTTTCGTCTACATAATCTCCATTATAAAACATAGTGTAATGAAAAATACAATCCGACAATGCAAAATGACCGTTTGCGAACCCAGGAGGTATCAAAACTTGATCTCGTAATTTATCGTTAATTACATATGATTCCCATTTTCCGAACGTAGAGCTATCGGCCCTAACATCTAAAACAACCAAGTAAATATCTCCTACGATAGCCTGCACTAATTTATAAGTTTTATTATCATAATGCAACCCTCTTAGAACATTTTTATAAGATTTAGAAAATCTGCTATGTATATTTGAATTAATTGTTACAAAATTATTTACAGGATGATATGTAGAATGATATGTAGTAAATATTTGCCCTCTGTATTCGTGATATACACTAGGAGTAAAAATAGGAATCTCTTTATCAAAAGTAGTTAGATAACTTATATCAAACTCATTCCATTTTTTCTTTTTGTAATTCATGTATTTTCTATTTTACTTTGCAAAAAATTTAGCATTTCTAAATTCAATTTTTCACTATCATTAAAATTAATTAATACTTTATAATTATGTTCGTATATTTCATACATTGACCAATACATTTTTTCTATTTCATCTATAGGCAATGCAGCTAACCTTTCTATTTCATTTAATATCGCCCTGAATCTATGACTTTCATTTTCAATCGAATCATAAGATTCGTTAATATAAGGATGAAAGGTTTTAAATCCTAATTTGTGTAACATTTTTAAAGCACCGGGAAACGCTATAAAAATAAATGGCATAAAATGTGCAATCGGTTTAAAAACTTTTTCAGTAAGAGATTTATGCTCTCCATGAGTAAATGTCTCTGAACATATATATATGTAACTTTGATTGTAAGAAATAGGTGCCTCGTTTGGCCAATCTGCAACACTATCTACTGTAGATCTAGGCTCATAATGCAAATTTTTTGGTAAAATCTTATGCAAAGCTAAAATTTTATCATGATTTAATTGTGTATTAAATTTATCTGCCATCCACGACAATGTACCTACATCAAACACATTTGGATTCAAACAAGACCAATCTATCTTGTGGAGTAAATTTTTTGTTGTAAAAGCAGCAAGAAAAAACAATCTATGTTGTCTTGGTGATCTAACCTTAAATAAAAAATAGTATTTCCTTTGTACCTTTTTCAATTTTCTAACATCATTAACTGGTTTTGTCGAATAAGTAAAACTAGACTGACATATTACAAAAGGAAAATTAAAAACTTTTAACCGTTGTCTTTCAGGAGCAAACCATTTTTCGTATAATGATTTACCATTGAAAGTATTAAAACCGAGTACAATTTGATCTGCAGGTATATTACATCCACGTAAAGAATTATGTAACTTTTCATATGTAAGTTTATCTATAAAATTTTCCTGCCCATAATCTAAAAATATAACACATTTTCTATTTTGAACATCTTCTAAGACCTGTTTAGATATATATTTCCAAAAAAATTCTCCACTTAATTTAGTGTTTAAATCATAACCAGAAAAATCTTCTATATGAGGAGACATTTTTATAGGATATATATATTTTTCGTTATGTCTTTTACAATCATATACAGATTTTTCTATAATTTTTACTTTTTTATAATATGAATTTGCTAATATATTACTGTGATTAGTGCTGTTAGGCCAATGTCCTTTTTGGTTGCGAAATAGAAACTGATGAATTTTTAAATAATCTGTTTCCATATTCGGAGAAGTTAAAGCTTGATCAGATCTTGTAGCTACATGCTGGCTATACATATAATTTAAATGAAATAATTCTGGCCACAAAGCATTTGGCACAAAAAAATTAGGAAAAACATAATCATAACCAAATATTAATTTGTGTGTATTAGACATATTTTTATTTATCTATAAAAAAGTTCCACAATGTTTATAAAATTCTTCCATTTGTGGAAATGTTTGAACAAAGTTTGTGTTTCTTCGTTTGTCGTGCTCATCTACGAATAATCGAAAATTTTTCCTATTGTAATCATTATATGCTTCATTCTCTTTTTTAGGATGGGTCAATACCATTTCGTAAATTCTTTTCATCCTTTCTGCTTCGTGTTCATGAAATCCCATCATTGCGCTACCTTGCCAATTCTTATTTTCTAGATTAGTATAGATAAATGTTACTTGATCATAAACATCTTTAACAAAATCTTCAGTTAAAATAAAAACAGATTGATGTGTAGGATATCTTAAATAAGGTATATCTAACAATACAGGTGATGATGTATAAAATTTAGGATTCCAGTATTCTTTTTTTAATCTTACAACATCTTTTAAAAAATCAATATAGCTTGGAATACTTAGTGCATTATAAGTACTCATAATTGTAAAACCTAAACCTGGAACTTCTTTTAACATTTTTTCTATATTAGACAACCATAAATTATAATCTAAACCAAATCTAATATATTCTGCTTGATTACCATGCGCTTCGCAACTGGTAAAAACTTTAAATTTTTTAACTTTCTTTTCATTAATTATTATTTTAACTTTTTCTATAAATTTATTTAATAAATCAGTTGGAGGACACATATTAGCATTGATACTTAAATTTAAATTTGGATTAGGATTTTCAATTATATAATCCAAAAATTTATAAGTTTCTTTATTCAATAATGGTTCTCCTCCAGTTATTCTAAAATGTTCAACTTTATTAGCTATATCAGGCCACCATTTCCAAAATGCATCTATATATGGATTTTTATCTTTATAAGGTATTGGCAATGTGTTTTGCTTTTTAAGTGTATCAATATTATTAAAACTATCAGCTGTAGGATATGCACCATAAGCTTCAATTTCTTCCATCCATTTACTACTGATATGAGGAGCGCAGTAACTACATTTAAAGTTACATACATTTCCAAAACTTACTTCTAAATACGAAGGTACTTCATCTACATCCCAAGGTTTATTTTTTATATCATCGATATATGGTGCCGACCATGTATCAGCAGTTTTAAAAACTCTATCGCTTATACTATCGCTGTTATTATCTTCTACCCGCCAACAATAATCACATTCTGGAGGTCTTTCTCCTTCTAGCATCATTTTCCGCAACATTTTCTTATGCTTAGTATTATGCAAAGCACTTGGATTTTCTTTTAATTCGTCTAACGGAACTTTATGTGTTACAGGATGATGGCAACTGTGAGTGTGACCATTCTGTAAATGAATTGTGACTTGTTTCCATTTTGCTGCACAAAAAGTAGGACTAATTTTGTCCATTACATCATATTTGAATTTGACTAGATTTTCTAATCCCAAAACAAAAACTCCTTAATAAAAATTTTTTCCTAATCTAGTAGGATTATTATATACTTTTTTAAAAAAAACGCTTTGATCATTTTCTAATGGTACTTTTGAAATCGGTATTTCTAAATATTTTATTAATTCTTTACCTACATATTCAATGTTGTTATGTAAATTGTTTTCTGATATATTTTCATACTCTTTTTTCCATAAATTATTTAAATATTCAAAATCTCTAACATTTATATAATCCCAATCTGTACACATGGTTTTATATAATCCTTCTCTAGCTCCATATATTGCCCATGCGCCGTTTTGTATATCTAAACCAATCATACACCATATATACAATCTATGTAAATTTCTCCAATGGTTTTTTTTAAATTCTTCTATAGTTGGTTTTTTTCCTTGTTCTAGAGACATTTTTACACCTTCTCTAAAACCTGCTCTCCACGCTTGCTGTGGAGTAGCGTTATTATGAATTGTAGAAAAACAATGATCAACTTGAATATAATTTATATCCCAACAAAATTCAACTTGTGCTTGTAAATTATTAGGATCAGCATTTTCATGAGTTTTCATATTTAATGCATATTCTTTTGGCCAGCATTTTATTCCTCCATTGCCATAAATTAAACCATTTATAATATTATAAGCAGACCAAGAAATTACTGATTTTTCTAAAACAACATGAGATTCAATTTCTACTTCTTGCTGAAGCAAATTCTCTGTTACAATATTATCACCGTCTATTGTAACAAATCTATCTGTTTCTGATAACTCTGCACAAGCTTTGTGTGCGTTATCTGATCCTTTTACACCATGTACTCGTTTAGCCCACGGAACTTTTTTACACAAATCAGAATAATTTTTTTCTGCATTTGGCTCATCATAACTTAAATAAATTATATCATAATCTAAAACTTTAACACTATTAGTCATTATTCCTTATATGAAGATATGATTCAAAAATTTTATTTGTATACAAACTTATATTACAATTTTTATTAGATTCAAAATTAAAACTAAAAGGTAATATAAAATATTTTTGTTTAATAAACTGTTGTAAATTAACGGCTAATGATTTGTAAAGAACATTAGGATTGTATTCTTCAGTAATGCTAAAAAATAAATTCCTATTTAAGAATATTTTTTTATCTATAATTTTATTACACAATTGATATGAAGGTAAAAATTTCCAACATGTATTTTTAAAGTCTTGTACGATAGTTATTTCTGAATCATTTGAAATATTTCCTGTTGGTATTCGGTAAACCAATTTATCAATGGTCAAATTTTTATAATAATTTATTTCATTTGCTATTAATTCCATTTTATTCGTTAAAGCATTATAGCTAACTTTATAATTAGAAAAAGATTCTATACCATTAATTAAATTTTTTACATCTTCGTAATCAACTTCTATACATTCCTTATCTTTTTTAAAATTTATAATATCTAATATTCTACCGGTATTTTCATCATATGTGATAAACATAAATTAAGCACTTTCATATTTTTTAATTATATCGTCATTGATAAAATTATTGCTAGCATAATGAAATATTCCTTTTTGTAAATAATTACCAATTAATAATCTCAAGTCTCTAGTCAAATAAGTTCCAATTTTAAATTGCCAATCTTCTTCAGGATATTTCCAATCTTGTATCATGGGCTTCATATGTGTGAAAAAAATTGTTTTTTCTAACTTATTAGTTATTACATTATCTATATTTAAAATTTTACTTACAATTGCATGAGTTAAATCCATACTAGGATTTTTTGGATAATTATTTTTACAAAATGATCCATAAAATAATTGCCAGTTGTTATTTACTATTTCTACCCATTTAAAAAATTGATGTGAAATATCATTTTTCTTAAAATAAAAAATTGTAGAATATATGTTAGGCAAATTATTATTATCAAATTGTTTCCTATAATAATTACTTGTAACTATATCTCCCCTATATGTGTACGCCTTAGTAGGAAAATATAAATAATATTTTCCTAAAAACTCCCACCAATGATCTATATTTTCTAGCACTAATAAATCACTATCTAAAACAACAGTTTCTTCATATGGTGTGCAATGATATAATTTCCATCTCGAAAAAATTTGATATCTAGAATCATCCTCTTGGTCTTTCCAAGGCACTGTAATAATATTGTCAAAAACCTTTTTTATATGATTAGGAACATTATTATCAGTTACAATACTAATAGGAAATTTATTATTAGTTCTTTTTAAACTTAAAGCTAATACATACGCTTGATGCAAATATAATTCACCGTTTGCATAAACTAAAAAACCTTTACTCATGTAAATACTCATCTATACATCTATTTAAACTGAATTTATTCATAACATGAATATTGTGCTCTTTCCAATTTACAAGGGTGTACTCGCCATTATAATCTTTCTTTTGTAACAAAAAAATCACACTATTGTTTCTAATTTGCCAACAAATATCTCTATCACTTGTATAAAACAATTTACCTGGTAAAGGTCTTGCAAAAGTGCCTTTTTTATAACCATTCATAATATGTATTGCTATGCTAAAAAGATGATCATTTCTAAAAATATTTGTTTTTATTTGATACATAGATCTATAATGCTGCCAATTATCCTGGATATGCTGTAACAAATCGAAAAATATTTTATTTTCATTAGTTTTTCTAAAAAAAACTGCAGTTGCCCAATAAAACTTAATTCCAGCATCAGACAAATAACTAAATTCCGTATGATCTCTAAAAGTACATAAGTCATATGCATCATCATAAATCAAAAAATCATTTGCTTGGCTAAAGCAAACTTCTAGATTTTTATTTAATATCAAATAATCTGTATCTAACAGTATTGTTTCGTCATAAGGCGAAATATCATATGCAGTAGAACGTAATTGGTTTTTAAACTGTAATTTTTTACTATATAATGCTCCATCTTTATAAGTTCTAGAAGTATGATTCTCATATCTACTTAAAACTGTGTTTAATGCAATGTCTGTATCATTCCATACTACTTTAATTACTCTATCAAATATTTTATTGTAATTAGGAAAATTTTGTTCTAAGTAGTTAAAACTATCTGTAACAACGGTAGTAGGTAAATTTAATATTTTCTTAGCTTGTATAGCTAAAAAATATGCTTGCTTTACATAATCAATTTGCAAATTATTCCTAGCATATAATAAAATTCCTTTACTCATAAATCTACTATTTTATCAATTTTTCTATTATTTTTTATTTGTGCATAATCTGCAAAAAATTTATTACTTGCTGAATAATAAATGTCTAAAATATCATCTAAAAATTTTTGCAAATTTTCAATTTCAATTGGTATGTCGTTATCGTCAATTAACACCACAGAGTTTTGATGTCTATCAATTAACATATTACAAAAACATAACAATTCTTTTGTAACAGTAAATTGGCACCCGTTATGATAAAAAACAATATTTTGATTAAAGACTTCTTGAATTACTCTTTTTTGGTTATCTAATGTAACCATAAAGTTTGAAAATTCTAATGCTTTTTCTAATCTTTCATCCATATAATCTCCGTATATATATTATATATACAGAGAAAATAATTTCAAAAGATTTATGATATTACAAGTTTGAAATGTTCTCGTATGATGGTGTAGCAACTTCTACAGAAGTACCTGGAGTAACTTCTGTAGCTCTCCTTTGACGTATCGTACTTCTTATGCTTCCTCCGCCTGACAAAACATTTTCATCAACTCCGCCTGGAGAACCTCCTGGTGGAAGAGGAAAAATCGGTTGATCTCCTGAATCCGAATCACTCATAACAATTTTAAAATAAATTATTGTTGCATTTGCTGTCGCTTGACGTGCATAAATTGTATAACTATTTTCTGAATAAAATTCACCAGTACCAAATTTTTCAAATATTTTTGTAGAAGGACTAAACGTGTCACTAACTGTTAAATTTACGTGACCAATATTATATGAAGTACCTGATGACCCTGTATTTGAAGTTCCAGAATGAGAAAAAACTATTGTTTGCATATTATTTAACATTTGTGCCCAGTTATAATCTTTACTCGTAGAGTCATCTTGTAGTGAAGATCCGCTTAATTCGGCGTTAATTCTAATTTCTCCTCCGGAATTAAAAAAATACCGTCTATGGTTATAGTCAGTAAAAGTAACTTTGAATGAATGTTCTATTTGTGTATTCCAAGGAGTTGTTCGAGTACTTTCTAGAGCTGTCTCTATGCTAGACTGATCTTCACCTAATAATAATGCATTATTGTAAATTGCTATAACTGCTGAATTATAATCATTATGTCCTTTAGTTTCTTCTGATAAATTAGTAGGATCTGGTCCAGATGCATCTGCACCTATCATATCTCCAGTCGTTATTACGCCTAATGTTGTTGTAGAATTAAATTGGTGTAAGTTTGCTCTATTAATATCTTTTCTTAAATTTTCCATCTGTTGAGCACTAACTGTCATGTTATTATTAACTAAACTACTATTTAAAGTTTGCCCATAACCATAACTTCCTTCACCAGGACCTAATACATCATAGATTGTTTGATATAAACTATTATAATGATCAGCTTCTATCTTATCTTCATTTGTTACGTTTGCCATTTTATTCCCTTTTATTTTAAAAATATTTCAATAACGCCAACCTCTTCATCTGTTTTAGCTTCTAAAGCTATTCCTATAATTGTATATGCTGGGATACCAATTGGTACAACTTGGGCAACTCCTGGTATATCGCATTTAGGAATTAGATAGTCACCTTTTTTACATTTGCCAACAATTTTACAAGGAACTCTACCCTTTAAAGCTACAGGTATTCCTTCACTTTCACTATTCATTAAATAGGCAGGATTTGTTGAAACTACACCAACAACCGGGTCAGTATCTTTCATAGTCGCAGTAATTTCTTGTTCACCGCCTATACAAACAACAGTGCCTGGTTCATAATTTTGATCGGCAATATATTTTTCCGCCAAGTCAGCGTATTTAGCTTCAGATGCTACTCCTTCAAACAAATTTGCAGATAAATTACCATTTGCGTCTCTGATAGCTACAGTATTTGCAGCTACAGTTGTTGACGGATACCTATTTGCATTAGAAAAATATAAAGAATCAGACGCCGTTGATTTTCCATGGAAAGTCGTAGCATACATTGCAAAAAACGGAGCATTTGAGTTACCGATAGTGACATTTCTTGTTTCGCTTGTCGAATCAGTGGGTGCAGTACGTCCTGGAAAAATACCTTGAGCATTTATAGTAAATGGACTTTTTATTTCGCCATTTTGATCTTTCACGTTAAAATAAATATCATTGCCTTGCTCATTTGCAATTTCTGCAAAGTTATCACTTACTACTTTGATAACAATATCATCCGAAGCACCTATTGTCAATCCGCTATCTGATTTAAATCTTACTAATGAACTGAATCCTGCATCACCAGTTGATATAAAATCACTTGCTGATTTACCGCCTAATTTTTCTGCATTAGTAGCAGTACCATGAAACCGTGCATTACTATTTTCAGTTACTCCTGTGCTTGAATTAGTTAAATTCAATCCTGGTCTAATTATCGAAAATCCTTGTATTTCATTATCATCATTAATCACAAACGTTTCATTTGCAATAATATGTATAACTTCATTATCAACCCTAGATAAAATTACTGAATGACTTACTGGAGGAACCGACGTATCTGTAATTTCTGCACTTTCGAATCTTGTTACTAAATCTCCTGCACTTTGTGGTCCTACTAATATAAATTCTGTACCACTATACGCCCATAATTGTTCATTTGTAGTATCCCACCAAAAATCTCCAACAGCTAAACCTGAAGGTTTTATATTAGAAACTTCTGCGCCGCCAGTAGTTCTCCATTGAGTACCATCATAAAATTTTAATTTACTTTCACCTACATCAAACCATAGTTGGCCATTTATTGCTTTAGGTGGTTCATTTTTACCAGCAAAATTTTCAAGTAAAAAAATGAAATTTTCATTTTGAATTTCACCATATCCTGCATAATTTTTGCCAACTAGCTTTAAATCAGTAGTCTGATCAAGTGTTCCATCTTCGACTACTGCAAGTTGATTACCGTCATACTTATTAATTATATAAGCCATTTCATTTTACCTCTTTCTAAATTTAACTAACGACTGTTCTAGATAGATACGTCCAAACACCGTTTTGATTTTGATATACATACAAGTATCGTAATGGAACAAATTCTACTATTCCTTCTGCCGTGCCCCCAGATTGAATATCTGCGATAACGCTTTCTTGCGAATTATTTAAACCTTGTACTGAAACATAGGATTTTTGAATTAAAGCACCTGTACCCGTAGCTCCTACAGTAATTTCTATATTTTTTACAACTGCATTTGTATAACTCCATACCAAAACATTTGCATATGCAAAATTTTCAACTGTTGTAGGATCTTTCATTGATGTTAAAATATTTCCTATACTAGTTGTTGGTCCTGGAGATATTTGTAAAGGTTGTGGTGAGTTCAGTCCTGATACATCAATACTTAGCATTAATGTAATTTCTCTGATTTTTGTATCAACATAATTTTTTGTAGTAACATCTTGCAGATCTACAGGATTTGTAACATCACTTATTCTATGTGATTGTAAAGAAAGCACTCCGCTTGTACCTGGATCAATGTTTATATTAATCCCATTAGTTCTTGTTATTGTAGATCCTGTTATATCAAAATAACTTGTGGTTATTGTACCTGAAACATCAAGTCCAGTTAATGTACCTACATTTTCTAAACTGCTATTGATAACTGTTGATCCCAACGTAGTACTGTTTAAAACTTGTGACCCACCTATCTTATAACTAGGAGTAGGAAATGTATCTATACTTAAATCTAAATTTTGATTACTTGTCCATGAATCAGTACTATCTATCCAAGTAAGAGATTTAGTTCCTTGTGTACCTCTTAGTAATATACCTCCACCATCTATGTTTACATCGGGCTCATATGTACCATCAGGCTTGACTGCTAACTCTATTGCTTTATCATTCACTTGTATTGCAGTAGAACTTACATAAAACTGTTCTCCTACTACAGTAAGATTTCCTGAAATCTTTACATCTTTATTAACTTGTAAATTTCCATTAACAGTTGTAGTAGGAATAACTGCTGCTGTAGTTAAAGAAACACCCTTAAACAACTCAACTTCTAGCTCACTTGAATCGGCATAAAAAACATTATAAAAATTATTTCCTTGCCGTACTCGTAAATTTAAATCCGAGCCTGTTTGTTGATTTTCTATTTGTAGAGTATTACCTGCTATTTTAAAATTTGCAAAAGATACTCCTCCGTCATTTATTGTTAATCCATTTGAATTATTAATTGTTATAGTACCTTGTGTTGTAGAATCACTAGTTGTAGTAAAAAAATCAACAGCATATAACCTATTACCACTTTCATCTAATAATGCTTTTGCATCTTGACTTACTCCGTTATACCAAAATCCGCTAGTCGGTGTTTCCCCATCTAAATTAGCGATATTGAAACCTCGATATAGTTTTTGTTTTGGATTTAAACTTGTATCATTTGGATCTGGAGATAAGCCTGGAATAGAAAATGCTAATGGAATTACAAAAGTTGACGGAGAATACACTCCTACTAATGCTCCTCCTAAAAATAATTTAAGTATAGTTCTTTCAGTTCCCGCTTCGTCAAGTTGTGATGCAGTTTCAAACCCTGTTTTTCCTTGATTTGCATTATAATTAGGACCAACTAAAGTTAAATCAACTCCATCATAAAGATATAATTTATTTTGTAAATTATCAATCCATATGTCTCCTGCAATAAGATTGGTTGGTTGCGAACTATTTACAACAGTTCCTGATGCAGATTTAAAATCAACTCCGTTATAAACTTTAAGCTTTGAATCCTGCTTATCGTACCACATTTGACCTATCATAGGATTACTAGGTGGAGATGTAGAAGCAAAATTTTCTAATAATTTTACAAAGTTTTCATTAATAGATTCTCCAAACCCTTTATAATTTTTTCCAATTAAGGTTAAATCAGTTGATTCTTTATCTATTATACCATCTGTTAAATCTATAAGCAATTCGCCATCTGTTTTGTTTATTCTATATGTCATATATATTAACCTAGTCCTGCATAAATTATGTAATTTATGGTCGTATACGGATTCATAATATTAATAGGTGCACCAACTGCACCGTCTGTTTCAATATTTCCACTATTTGATAATGCTTGACCTCCTCCTAAACCGTCAGCTCCTTTAGATTCGGGAGAATCATATCTTACTACCCCTGCATCATTTGATTCGCCAAATATATCTCTTATTGCATAAAATTGTGCTCCAGATGAACTAGATAACGAGTGTTTATGCTCTGGTAAATTTCCTATTTCAATTAAAGCAGAAGCTGAACCACCTTTTGCTCCAACAGTGTCTGCTGCTAAATCATTTACAACATCTGCAGACGAGCCGCCCATATTATCTGCACCTAAAGGTACTCTACCTCTAAAATCAGGTAGGCCAAAGTTATCAGCACTAGATAACATAGATTGTGCTTTATAAGAATAGCCAATTACTTCAAATAAAATGTAATATTTTGTTTTACTTATTTCTTGCCCAGCACATATTAACCATCCACTTGGAGCTATTTGCCCTGCAAACGGAACTAACATTCCTACAGGGATTGTCGGAACAGCTTGTAATATTGTTTGCCTACTGACTTTTTGTAAACCAGTATTTATACCTGAAATCCTGTTTATAAGAAATTCGTCATCTGCTTGCGTGGTATAGACTTGCGGCTTTGATGCTAAAAGTGTATTAGCAACTTCCACATTAAAAACTTTAGTTGTACCTCCAGTTTGTCCATCAAAAGAAACTTCGTTTGTGGTAAAAAAATCACCTTGTATTACAAAAGATGTCGGAGATGTTAATTTATCAGCAAACCCTGCCCTACCTGTAACTGTACCATTTACATTTCCATTCAAATTTCCTGTGAATTCATTAGAATATATATGAGAAAACCGCAAATCTGTAGATCCTATATTCCTAACAGAATTTATATCAGGTAAAATATTACCTCTTGATTCGATTGCTACATTATCAATTCCGTTGACAATAATTTTTTCGCCAACTTGCAAATTTTTTGCTATTCCTACACCACCATTTACTACCAATGCTCCAGTATTTGCAGATGAAGTATTCGTTGTACCTTTTACATATAAATTTCCTTTATCAGTTAAACTAGAATCAGATCTTACACTTACATTTCCTACTACATCTAATGTTTCCTCAGGTGCAACTGTATTAATTCCAACTTTTAAATTTGAATCATATCTCACAATTGTTTTTAATCCACTTGCAGTCTTCACTTTAAAATCTAAACTAGACCCAGCTACATTATGCTGTATTAAACCAGCATTGCCTTCTACACCTACAATTAGTTCAGAATTAATACCGTACCTTATTCCTATATTATTTTGTACATTAATTGGATAGGTTGTTGTACTAGTAGTATCAGCCCTTAAAAAATTTTCTGCACTAACAAGCACATCATTTACAATTAAATTTTTTGCTTTTTCTGCTGTGCCAATATAATTAGGTGATTGCCCACTAAATGCCGTTGTGCTTAAATTTAACCCAGGGTACAAAACAGAGAACCCAGGTATTTTATTTTTTGGTGTAAAATTAAATTTAGATACAATAGCAATAGGTTCCGCACTTACATCAATTCTTAATATATTATAATTTATATTATCTGTGCCTAAAATACTAACAGGTGATACACCTGTAGCTAATCCATCACTAAATTCTGGTCCAACAAGTATCCATCCGCTACCAGTATACAAATATAGTTGTTGATTTTTTATATCTGCCCAAAGATCTCCTATTAATGCTTGAGATGCATCAGGCTCTGTTTCGGATTTTTTTATACTGCTAGTCGGAACCCAATTTGCTCCATTAAAAACTTTTACTTGTTCGACATCAGGTGAGCTATCATACCATATTTGTCCTTCAACAGGATTAAAAGGTGCAGTATTTGCAGCAAAATTTTCAAGTAAATGTAAAAAATTTTCTCCAATAGCACTACCGTACGATGTAACATTTCTACCTGGTATTTTCAAAGATGTTAAATCGTTAATTTCTCCATCTTCAACAGTGATATAACCTTTATTTGTTTGATCAGTATATGGTATTATATAACTCATTTATTATTATCCTTCTACTAAACCAGATAAACTTTGTACTCTAATAGTATAATCTATTTGTATCAATCTATTAAGACTCTTTTGCACTGGATGAAAAATTACATGAGTCAATAAATTACCTACTCCGCTATCACTCCACGCTCTTAATCCTAATTCATCAAATACATATAAATTATTAGAATCAGATGCTGTATCAAATGCGTCTTGTCCTGAAGGTTCATTATAATCTAATAAACAAGATATTATTACATCACTATAATTTGTTCCACTTAAATGCCTAATTTCTATTTTATTTCTTAAAGGATCTAAATTATTAACACTATTGTCATCTACAACTTTACTATATGTTTTATTATATAAGCTTGCATTTGTACCTGTTGTATTAGGTGTTAAATATGTAATTATTCCTGTAGGATCTACGATTGTTCCTCCATTACCAAAATCCATTTGGTATATATATCCTTGTCCTGCGTTACTAAAACTTTCGGCCAATGCAATACTCATATTTTCATAATGAATAGCATTGTTCTTATCTATAAAAACATTTTTTGTGTTTGGATCGAAAATTTTAATATGTCCTGATATTAAAATTCCTGTATTTTCTTTTAACATATCTACCATTTTTATTCCTGCTCATTTATTTATCTACATAAAGTAACTGATTAAGATTGTAATATTTTAGAAATATCAGTATTACTTTGACTCAATGATTTCCCTAGTTCATTCCAACTTTTTCCTATTCTCCGTACAACAATTACTCTTTCATTATCTCTTGGTGGTCTACTTAATGTCAACAAATTTTTGTTTGCATCTGATACCCAATTTTCTCCTGTATATACAAACTCGTTACCGCCTTGAATATATATATCTCCAATATTACTGTTAACAGGTATATCTGTATAATTTTTATTTAAAATTGGTATATGCATTTCTGCATCTATCCATCTATCTGCAATAGAAGAATCAATTCCATTTGCATTATCATATATTTTTAAAGGATTTTTCCTTAATCTAACTCCTCCTAAAAATACTTCAAATTCATTAATACTTGTAGGCATAAAATCTAAAGAAAATATTTTTGTAGAACCGTCACCAACGAAAATTTGCGTTATTGATTCATCTACATATGGTAAAGTTTTTCTTGTTGATTGATCTAAAACTTCATCTCCTGCAAAATGTTTATTTTTTATTCCTGTACCTAATGTACCTCTACGAAGTTGTCGCAGCTCATTATCTACAACAGAAAAATACTCAATTCTTTCATTATCAATAAAAATTATCCCAGGAAACTTTGCAGTAGGATTAGGTTTAGCCAATTTTGTTGCATCATCTACATGTATAACTCTATCATAATAATATAAATCTTGACTTAAAAATGTTTTAGCATTAGTATCAATTAATTTATAATGATCTCTATTTAAATTATCCTTAAATTGTCTCCAGGCAATATCTTTTGTTAAATGTTGTTGTGAAAAATGAATTAAATCTATAAAATCATCATTTTTTAAAGAAACAGATAATCTTATTTCTTTATTGTTAGATAAAAGATAATAGTCGATTGCAGGAGTTAATAAATTGCCATTCAAAACAACCCATACATAATTTTCACTAAGTATTTCTTTTTCTAATAATATTATATTATTTCTTAATCTTCTATATTCATAATAATCAAAAGTATTATTATCATAATTAATATCAGCATTTAATTGTTGTATCCTTAATACATCACCAGCTACAAAATTAATTCCTAAAACGTTTAAATCCAAACTTACTTGATTATTTCCAGTTATAGTTTGCAATAAAGCATTTGGATTATCTAATGAATTAGCCGCTCCAAAATTTGGATCATCTAATCTAACATTATTAAGGTAAACAGAATAATATTTTCCTATTTGCAAAGGCTCATCTAATACAATAACTGAAGACTGACCTAATACAAACTGGAAATTACCACTTAATGTACCAGCTCTTGTCAATGTATTTTCATATACATTATAAGTTTGCCTTATTATTCCTAAAGACTTATCATTGCTAAACTGGTAAACTGTAATTTTGTCACCATTAGTTATTTCATCAGTACTATTTGGATTAAAAAATAAATGTAAAATACCAGGTGTTTCTACATAAAAATTATCTTCATCATAATATCCATATCTATATTCTCCACCTAGTTTTGTCATTTCTTTTGTTGCAATGACGTATACTTCTAAAATGTCATTATGAGAACCTATTCCTTGATTTAAATTAATTGTACTTCCTATTTGATCGTATTCTGATACTGTTGGATCAAAACTATCAGAACTTACAAATTTCCAATGATCTCCATAAAAAATTTCATTTTCATTTAAATATACCTTTATGTGATTAGGTGCTAAACTACCTGCTGGAATTTGATATAATTTTAATCTATAATCTCTCTGTGCAGTAACAGTAAATTTTTCATAATATCCAGGGTTCAATATCCTGTCATTTACTTTTACTAATGTTCTCCATTCTGAAGGAATATCGTTAAACGGAGTTTGTATAAGTTTGTAAGATTCTATATCTTCGTCATAAATAAACTCATCAATTATTACTGAACTAAATTTATCTTCTTTGCCTGAAAATACTGCATATGAAATTTCAGTTCCGTCAGTAATAAAATCAATTAATTTAATACCTAACATATTATATTCTGTTTGGTACAAACTATGAGCTATTTTATTTCCTCTTACTGCTACAATTGAATTATACTCACTTTCACTAAATTTAATTTTTGTAATAAATTCTATAGTTGATCCATCTGCAATAAAAGTACCTATATAAAAACATCTATTCCTGATAATCCAATTGATAAAACAGATATTGTATTATTATTACTAGGCGCATTCACAAATGTCAATTCATTTGTAGTCCTATCAATATTATAATCTACATATTGTTTTTTTATAGCACTACCTATTTTTACAAAAAGACTTGTATCTAATATAGAATAATTTTCTAAAGGAAAATTAGTAGTACTTCCATCACCAATAAACACCATAGAATTTATTTTTCCTAAACCGCCTGTAGGTCTTTCATATACTTTTATATCTAATGAATCATTTATGTAACCTGGAATTAATTCTTCTGGACCTTTATTGCGTAAAGGTGTTACAAAATCATCACCATCTATAATAATGTCTTCAGGCGCTATACCTTTTGCATTATCGTATAATAAATTACCACCTGATAAAACAGTATCATAATCTACATTTGTTGGTAAAAAACTACCATCACTAGTTTGTTTTCGTAAAATAAAAATATCATTAAAACTTACATCTACACCATAATCGATGAAATTGATACTCGTTATTGTATTATCACCTATTATTGTATCCATTACTGCATTGGGATTATTAAACGTTCCAGTGCTAAAATATGGATCATCTAATCTTACTCCATTCTTATATAAGTTATAAGGCACATTATTTTCTAAAGATTGCGTAATATCAAAAACTATATATTCAATAACTCCTTCTGCCAATAATCCTTGTAAAGCCTCTGTAGACAAACTTTCAAAACGATTTAATATATTTGTTTCAATATTATTTTTACTGAATTCAATATTGGCAAAATTCTTTATAGAATACAAATAAAAATGTCTCTGCGAAATAGCTAAATTTGCTTCGAAATTAGGGTTTCCAGGTGTACCTATATCTGTAACTTCTCCAGAAATATTTAATATAGTGTCAACAGATCTAATCGGTACTGATAAGCCGACAGTATTCACACTAAATTGATTTATAAATACAGAGGTTGGTACATCATCAACTGTTACAAAACTATTTTCTACAATCGTTAACATTATTTCTGTAATTTTTGCCCAACTTACTCTAACCTTATAAGGTAAATTTGATAAATCTAAAATTGTACCTTTTACTGTAAATTTAATGTCATCATATGTACTATCATATGTATCATAATAACTAGTAAACCAAGCATCACTATCCCAACCATTAGAATTTTCAAATTTAAAACTTTTTACTTCTACACCACCGTAATCTATTCCATCCATAAGCTGGCCTAGATCATTGCCTAACAGCCCTATTTTAGTTTCATAATAAGAATTTATTCTATCAACTGCATGCAATACACTAATATTCTTGACATAACTTATTTGTATTTCACTGTCTATAGATGCAGGCTCTGTTAAAGTAATTTGACCTAAATACTTGGTATACGAACTATCTTCATTTTTTACATTTTCATATGTATATTCATCCTTTAATAACTGGCTACCATTTATTTTTACATTTACTAAACTCGTTTTATACTCGATAGGATAAGTTAGGTTAAAAATATATTTAGACCCTGTACCAGTAAAATTTTCTATTACTTGTAAATTACTATTATCAACTTGACTACCTAATCTATCAAATTTTACATTTACCGATAATGATCGTTGTAGAGGTTTGTCTAACAACGCAATAATCTTTGCTTGTTTTCCGCCATCTTCATATTTTCCATCTACAATTACAGTTGGAGGATGTGTGTATCCTTTCCCCCCAACTATAATTTTAGCTGCTGTAATTTTTCCATCTAATCCAAGTGTTACACGACCAACTGCTCCACTTCCACTGCCACCTTCGAATACAATATTAGGAACATTACGATAATTTAAGCCTGGATCTACTATAGCTAAACTTGTAATACTATAAGAATGTTCCTTGATCCAATTACTTATGTTTGGTAATAATTCTCCTTCAAAAAGATCAATTTGCCCATTTATATAAACTAATCTCCAAGGCTCAATTTTACCTCGACGAAAATTATAAAACGGAGGCAAATCAAAATCAGATATACTCGAACTAATATTTTCTACTTTTTCATAACTACTAATAAACTCCCGCAATTTTGTTTTATAAGGTTTAACTTCATTAAAATATTGTTGATAACTCGGTAAAGAATCATTATTAAATGTTATATCGTTTCTTAACTCGCCTACATTATGCTTGGCTTTTACAAAACTACTTTTAAAAACCCAATCTACATATTTTTGTTCAGATAATACATATTTTAAACTAGCAATTAATAATTGATTAGTTTCAATAGCTAGTTCATTTATAAAAATTTTATTCAAAATAGTATTAATAATAATTCTAGTTTCTGCAACTGGTAAATTATCATAAAAATCTGCATCAAAACTTGTAGTATCAAAACTTATAGTAGATGAACTGTAATCATACAACGACGGTAAAAATTTTAAAGTTCCATTTTGCTTACCAATTACTTTATAATTTATAGTATAATCAACATTAGATTGGTTATCAATCTTAAGTAATAATAACCATCCTGTATCTCCGATATAATTAATCTTTACTATATCTCCAATATTAATGTTTAAAAAATCTAATTGATAAGAATAATCTACTTGATGATTTACTGAGACTAAATTAGAATAACCTGGCAAATAATAATCTTTATATTCCCAATATAAATTTGTATTATAAGACTGACTTCTTATTCTTAACCAACTAAAATTAGATGTTCTTTCATACAAAGACCATTTTCCATTTATTGTATTATCAGAATTTACCAATACAGTATACGGTCTAACAAATAATCTTAGATTATCTGTATAATCTTTTCCTGCATAAATTACATTAGCTGATACTATAGATCCTAATTCATTTATACCTATTTCTATTTCTGCTCCAGAACCCTGCCCAGATAATATATATGTAGGAGTTGTTACATAACCTCTACCTGGATTTTCTATAATTATGGTAATTATTTTACCATCGACAACAATAGGCTTTAAGACTGCTTGTGTAATTTTAGACAATCCTAAATAATCCAAATCTAATAATGTGTCAACTGTAGTATCATATAAATTTTCACTTAATAAGGGCGGCTGCTCGTATGCAGTCAAATCACTTATGTCTTTACCGAAAGTGATATACTTATCTGCAATTACATCATTTACTCGTTCAATTAATTGCTTTAATGCTTCTTGTCTATTTACAAACCATCCTTGTCTTGGATGATTAAGCGTTCCATATCTATTTTTTTCGTCTAAGGTAAGATCTGGAACTGACCTACCTTTTTTATCTGCTCCAACTAAACTGTCTATCCATTTATTTACTATTTCATGATTTGGCATACTATTTGCCAAACCGTCAGCTATTAATTTATATTGATAATGACTATTTTGAGTTACATTATCTACATTCCAGTATTGTATACTTAATATTACATTTTTATCTTCTAATAGTTCTTTACAATTATATACAACAAATGAATTATCTTGTAAAAAACCTACAAATCGATACATTTGCGACTGTGGATCTTGAATTAATAATGACGTATCTAATGCCGATAATGTTCTACCGTCAACAAAAGGAATATCCTGCTTATCCTTTACCCAATAATAATAATAAGTAGTATATGTTTGATACGATTGACTGTATTGTCTACGTTCACTATAATAATTATCTCCGTATAATGTTGTTCCTGTAATGTTTAATGTCAAACCTTCATTCGTTCCGGTCAACTCGTCCCATTCTGAAGGTTTGAATCTTGATTTTACCCATTCATAAACTTTTACAAAATTTGTTGAGAAAATTTTATTCCAATAATTTGCAGCATATACTAAATCATTTAGATACGGATTATAAAATTTTGTGTCTCTCAAATCCCACCATAATTTTCCAACATTTTCTTCTGTCCAATAATTTGATTCATTTTCAAGAACACCATTTTTATGCGAATATACTGCAGGATCATAAAATAATTTATATGATAAATTTTGCTCCGCTGTTCCTGCAATTTTTCCTTGTAACGGATCTATATAGTCTAAATATGTTAATAACTTTTTTGTCTTTTTATTATACAAGAAAACTTTTTTTATCTTAGAAACATCAACAACATCTATAGATTTTCTTTTTTCAATATAAATATTGTCATCAACTTTATAATTAACTACAATTCCAGTATAACCTGTACTAGATTTAACTCTAGGTAATCCTACATATATATGGTTTCCTACTGTTAGTAAATTTCTTCCAAAATAGTAATTATTATTATAGCTAGTAGTAAGATCTTGAGCGTAAATAAAAGAATTATTAAATAGTTGATATACATAAACGCTACCACTATAGGCATTCTCATAAGCAAATTCTGTAAATCCATTATCAAATAAAGTTTTATTTGAATCAAAAGTCGTTATTTTTTTGTTACTTGCGCTTCTAGCATTACAAACTAGATAATTCTGATCTAAACTAATTTTAAATCCAAATTGAGCTGATGTTACTTGATTAGGATTTTGTAATATTTGCTGTAACGTAAATAATCCATTACTTTGAATATACACATAAACAATTCCTACATCAACTTTATCATTATTATCATAAAATGGATCAGAAACTACAATAATTGACCCATCTGTATTAATATCAATACTATGTCCAAATGATACACTATTTTTTGGTGCTGATAAATTCTGACTCCATTCATAATACCCTCCTCTATTCCTGTAGACGGCTACAACATTATCAATGTCATCATATGAAACTAAAACAGCAATAACTTCTCCAGCATCACTTAAAACAAACTCGCTTGCAAAATCGTATAAATTATCAGTTGGTATTAAATTTAATAACTCGTTATTTTCTTTATAAATCAATCCTTGATCATTAGGTAATTCTCCTAAATAATCTATTAATGAATCGATTGGAATCCAATATAAATCATTAAAATCTCCAGGATCTAATGTTGTTGTAGCTTTATAAAAAGTATAATTATTATATTCATAATATACAACATCATTTGTTAAATATTCAGCATCAACAGAAAACGCTCCTCTATATTGCTTGTATCTACTATAATCCCAGTTATATGTAATATTACTTTCTACCCCATTTTTTAAGAAAAATAATTTTCCCGGATCAGCGTAAGTGGTATTATTCTTTGCACTAATAACAGCTTTATATAAAGATTCAAAATTTAATGATGTTTGAATTTTTGATCCAAAATATTGATTATCTTTTCGATCTGGAGATAATAAAGATTTGATGAGTGTATAATTTTTACCTATTTTTTCATAAATGTACACTATTCCTTCATTAACAAATCCAGATGCAGTACCGGCATTTGAAGCTTGAATAGAAAACTTATTTGCCCATAAAAAGTTTTGTCTACTAGGAGGTAATGTTTCTCTTTGAATTCCTGATATGTTATCTGAAAAATGCATTATGTATTCATAATTCCTTATTTCATTAGCACTATCTTGATTTTTAGGAACAAGTATATCATACCCATAGTCAAAAACAACAAGCTTTCCAATATCTTTATCTGGTTTACCTAAGCTTGTAAATAATATATCTCCAATTACAATCCAGTTATTATCATTACCGGTATTATTATATATCCCTGTCCTACCATAAGCATCATACCCTACATCTTCTGCTAAAGGATATGGATCCATAGCAATTTGTCCATTGTTTTGATAATTCCTACCTAATCGCCACGATCCATTAAGATTTTTTACAAATAATGTGACAATATTAGCATTACGCTCATAAAATACAACTTCTGCATATCCTCCTGCTTGCGGATCTCTTACAATTTGACCGGTTTCTACTGCCTCTCTTGGATAACCTGCTGCTTCAGCAGCATCTCCTGATATAGATCCTGCTGCAACTGGTTCTAGATAATTGTCTTGAATTGTTGTTGTACTTTGATATACAATGTATCCATCCCATAAATCATGTACAATTTGATCCTTATTTATTTTATTATATGACAACCCTAGCACACTTTCTAAATCTAGTAGCTCATTATCATCCGGTTGTTTTACAGGTCTAACTCCTAATTCTCCTGTATCTGTTGCAAACAACAACTCATTAGGATCAAACTCTCCTTCTACAAACTGGACTTCTATTGTTGTAGTTGTCGTAGGTAATAAATCTGCAAGAGGCAATGTTCCCGATGCATTTACTAACTCATTTTCAAATCCATTAAATGTTGAAAATACTACTGCCGAAGCGCCTGATAAACTTTGGTAAATTTTTTCGCCTGCTTGAATGAAACTTATAGGCCTTGCTAATTCAAGTATTCTCACAGTTTTTTGCAAATCATTTACATACAGTCCAACTTTAGAACCTGCAAAAATTTTATCTGTAAATGTTTTTGTTCCTCTTACAACAAAATATCTGGATAAAAAATCTCCAGATACACTGCCTGGTCCAGGAGATCCAGTATAAGATAATCTACGTAAATAACTTGCTTCTGCATTTTGACCTAAATTTTCTGCAGTTACTATAGTGTCAGGTACAATATAGTCTAAACTTGTAAATGATGGTCTTTCTTTAAAAGTATCAGTAGCAGCATTTACATTTTTTACAGCTAAACCTCTACCAGTATCTTTTGTTATGTTACCTACATTATATGATTGTGCAGTTCCTAGAGCGAGATAACCACTAAAAACAGCCGCAACTTCCTCATTGGTCTCAGTAGGTAAAACTAATTCATATTGTCCAACAAATGCCGTTTCATTAATAAACAAACTGTCTTGTGCTTTAAAAGACCCATTCGTGTTTGTTACATATATTGTTATTGCACCTGTACCTTCTAATATACCATTAATAAAAATTGGTTTTTCATATACATAACTAACAACTGCTTCTACATTTTGAGATGTAACTAAATCTCCAATTTCAGGAATAACTGTTACTGCATTAACTAGCAAAATATATTCTGCTTTATATAATACAGGATGTCCTATACTTTCTAAGTAATCATTTGTAATATAAGAAACTTTACCATTAAAAGGTTGTCTATCTGTTAAAATAATCTGCGTTTGGTTTGCATATGACTCTTCGTGCCAATCTAAATAAAGTAAGTCTCCTATACCTACACCCTCATACATATCTGTAGGAACTCTTATAATAAAATGTTCAACATTTTGTATATTCGTAAAAGGATAATTACCTGTTAATAAAAAATGCGCTTCAACACTTGAATCTTTATCTAAATTTGTCTCTGAAATAATTTTATTATAATTTACATAATTATTATATAATATATTAGCTCGACTACCTCTAACTTCTTCTACTGCTTGCCAATAATCGTTGTTATATTTTACAACCGAACCCAATTCGTAATTAGAGTCTGCGTTATAGTCTCCATAATAATTTGTTTTTACATTAGAACTATTAGGAGCACCAACTAAAAGATACTGGCCATCTGCAGTAAAATTAACACTATATCCAAAAGACTGATAATCAGCTGCAATGTTTTCTGGAGGTTCTATAACTTGTGATAGTTGCCAATTTTTCTTTGTAGATTCTCTATTGTATACATATACTTTACCATTTACATTATCTTTATAACTACCTACAGCTAATAGAGTATTTCTATTGTTAACAGATAATGCTGTACCAAAACTCTCAGTATCTAATAATACAGGATTTTTTGCATCATACGACGAAATGAATTTATTTTTATTTTCTAAAACTTTCCATCTGCCTGTACTATCGTCATCTAACCATAATAAATCATTGATATCAACTATATTTTCTGCTTTTCCATTTAAATCACTTATATTCTTACATCTTACATTAAAAAATACACTTAAATATACGTTAATTTTTAAACCTGTTTCAAACGGAACTGTTATATCTACTATTTTTGCAGTCGGCATAGCAATTATAATACTGTTATTTAATACATCTACAACTTCATAAAACCCCGAAACATCCATTTTTTGATAGTAAGCAGATACAGTTGAATCTTCGTCTGGATTATCAAATGTGTAATGGATATCCGATAATCCTATAATATCACCAACTGTAATTTTCCAATTAGACTCTGTATTAGGATCTATGTTATTAACAGTATTGGGATTAACATGAATTTCGACCACTCCTTGAGATGCTTCAGGAATAGTAATATTAAAAATATTATGATTATATCTAACATATTTGAAAACAGCCCATGAAGACCCCACATTACCTATCCAAATATAATCATTTGCATTTACTGTTTCATAATTCAATTGCAAAATTTCTTCTTTGCTTCCTAAAACATAATTAATGTCATCTATATTAACATATCCTGCTTCTTTCACATAAGGTTTGGCAATAAATTTTGTAGGAAAAGGATGCTCATTATAATTTGTTGGCTTTACAAAAACTTCATAAGATTTAATTCTATAAATCCAATCAATTCCGGTATTTTTTTCTGTAGATAATAATACAGGCTGGTTAGTTAATCTAAATTGGTTTTCATCTAAAACAACTTCTAATTCTTCAAAACTTGACACAGCTCCATAAACACCTTCTCTAATCGCCCATTCTTCATAAAATTCTATACTATCCTTATCATTACTTGCTAAAACATCAAATAATTTATTTAATGAGTTTCTTGTTCCTTTTTCTTTAATAAACCCTTGATAAAATTTGTATTGGCTTATATCATCATTAATAATATTTTCTAAATAAGTTCTTTTTTGATAACCTGTTAAGTGTTGAGCAAGCCTTTGTTGACTTACATCAAAATTATCACTATCAAGATCATAAAAATCTGTAAATTGATTTATTTTATAATCTATATTTTCTAAAAGTTGACTAGTAGGCTTTTCCGCTAATTTTTTCCAATCAGAAAAATTAAAATCTTTAGATCCATAAATTTTCTTATCAGCTGCATAATAAAAATTCTTATATAATACAACATCGCCAATACGATAATCTTTCCATTCTTGCCATGAATAAATTTTTACATCATCGTATATGAAGCCTGGAATGTGCAAAGACCCTGTCCAATTAGAGGTTCTATAGCCTAAGACTTTAATTCTATCTTGTCTATATCCTGCCACTTTATTATATATTACATCATTAAATACTGTAAAATTGTCAATATATAAACAGTGTTCAAATTGCACTAAGGGAAGTCTTACATAATAAATTCCATCTGTTCCTATAGATTCTACAGAAAAAGTATTATCTACTTCATTTACTATTTGTAAATCAGTAATATCAATTGGATTACCAGAAGCATTTAAGACTGCATATTCATAAAAGACATTATCTAATTTATCTACAATGTACCTGCTATTTTTAAAATGTATCATATTAGCAGCCGGGCTCAAAGTAATTAAAGTATTATAAGGCCATGCTTGTGTGGTCCAAAAAACAAATTCTTTAATCGACCCTAACCAATTGTTTATATCATTTTTTGTTTCGTCATAATCAGGAAACGAAAACCCTAAAGTTTCAATATATAATCCATAACCAAATAAAAAGTCAACAACATCTTGAATACTAGGTAATATTGTATCATAATGTAATACGCTAAGTTGATTAGAAAAATTTTCTCTTAAAAAAAAGTTGTTACCGCCTGTGGTTGGTAAATTTTCTAACAATGTATAAGAATTATAATCAAAATCTATACCAGCATTCTGTGTGCTATTGGCCCTATAAAATTTACTATTATATCTTACAACAGAGCCTTGGATAACTGTTTTTTCCTCGTTCCAGTTAGCATATGATTCACTTACTCCTCCAATGTTTAACGTTGGATCTTTTTGCCTAGCAATCACTGGATAATAATTAAAAACTGGAGAATTTTTATCATAACCTTTTATCTGATAACCATTTGTTTTTTTTGTAATTAAAACTCCACTATATACAATCTCTGACACAGTATGTGATTTATTTAAAAACAACTTATAATTTTCATTAGGGACAAAAACATTACCTTCATTTAAAGGAGTTCGTGAATCTAATAATAATTTAAATTTTTCTTGTTGTGTAAATCCGCCAATTCTAAGTGATAATTGATTTTCTATTTTAGAAATTTTTTCTAAATATTTTTCTTTGGTAGCAACTGACTGGCTTAAAAGATAATCATTTATATAGTTAACAAGACCACTTGCTTTGACTTCAGTATCAACTGACGGTAACACTATTGATGAAAATGTAAAATGATTAACATCTTTACTGTAAATAATTTGATCTGCAAAGTTTCTTTTTTGTCTTGATCTATCAAATGCTGTTGAAAAAACTTTAAAAGGATTATTTAAAACCATTGCTTTTAATAAACTAAAAGGATACAAATTACTTTTACGCCAAACATTTTCAATAGGACTGTAATCTCCAAAACTAAAATCAGATTGTTTATAACTATCATTGTAATATTGTACAATTCCATTTTGGAATGGGCTTAGTAATTTTCCATTGTTATCTACTGGAATAATTTTAGTTAAACCTGGTCTAGCATATTTTTTATTTTTCTTGTTGTCAAATCTTATATAACCATCTTCTAAATCTTGCCATAATTTATTGTTAGTATTAGTGTAAGGAGATGATCCATATTCATTTTCCCACCAGTCTGGTTTAATTGAAAATCCTAACATTTCCCAAGGATGCGTGTCTGGTCTATCTGTGTCATACACAAATTTATAAATACCCCTCCACCAGCCAGGCAGTTTTTTATTGTTATATAAAGCACGAGAATAATTATTTGTAAATGAATTGTTGTTTTCGTAATAAGTATTAATTGTATATTGAACTTCAGAGTATGCAACCCATTGATAAAAATCTACAGACATGACTTTGTCTAAATCTGATTTTGCTACATTTGTTTCCCTAAAACAGCCAGAAATAAAATCATTTATATCAAATAATTTTGGATTATAATCTATCTTAATATTGTTAAAAATTCTTTTTTCTAATTCTAAAAGTAATAAATCTCTATAATCTTTAAAAACAAGTGTCCTACTTCCGTCATGTCCTTGGACATACGATTTTATAAAGTCCACATCTTCATATACAAGAGATTGTACATTAACACCTAAAAAATTATAAGATTCTGCACAATATAATGTAGTAGTCATTCCATCAAATTTTATTAATGTAGGATTTCCTGTTCCTCCATTTATAACATCAAAATCTATCGCATCTTCAACATTAAAAAACAATGGGTAATACCAACCTAACACACCGTTAACAGATCCATAACATTGAAATGGTTCTGTATATTCTATTTCATCTGTTGGTTTAATTTCTGTAATTATTTTTGGTTCAAATTTAGGATATAATCCTAACTTTGTCGGTGTAGGTGCTACGAAATTACTTAATGTAGAAGAATAGAAATATACTTCTATTACATCATTAACATTCTTAGTTACATATACATTTACAAAATTTTCAATAAAATTATAATCTTTTCCATATATAAGTAATTCTTCATTTTTGTAAACTTGAAAAGATTTATAACTTAAAGTTTCTAAATTAAATTCTTCGGACAATGGAAAATATATTTGATCAACATCTATTATTACAGTGCTACTAACTAATTTTCCATTAATTGGAATCATATCAGAATCGTAAAATGGGTCAACAAAACTTTTATTTTTATTAATTTCTGCAATTACTGTATCAACATGACGCTTAATTGGTCCGCTAAAATTAGAATCGTAAGCATGCTCGTGAAACAATCTAATAAATTTACTATACTCTTTACTTGCAAAATTTATAGCATGAATTATATTTGAGTTTTTATCTAAAAGATGATAAGATGCCAAATTAAATAAAGACGAATGTTTTACAAATTTAGATCCAAATTTTGATATTTCCTTTATATCTCGTAAGTTACTCCTACCAGGAAACTCACCAATATGATTATCTATTTCTTCTATTATAGTATAACCATGATCTAATATTTCACCATATGTTAAAGAGTTTAAATCTTCATTTAAAGGATTGTTTTCTAAATTAATAGGCAATTCATAATGGGCATTATTAGTGATGTTGCCATTACCTTTAGATTTCACAAATATCTTATCATTTACGTTTAATGAAGTCGTAAAATGTATAAAAAATTTATTTGCAGGAGATACTTCAATTTTAAAATCTACGCCATCATGTAGTAATACATTATTTTTATAAATTTTTAACCATAAATCTGACAATTTTGTATTAAAATCATAAGCATCATATAAAATTTTATCAGTAGATTTTTCTATTAAAGTTTGCCAAAGGACTTTCTGCATTGAATCTGCATTCGCTTTAACCCATCCGTTAACAAAAATAGATTCTCCATTTTTTAAATTTTTCTTTAAAAATCCTGATGATGTCTTAACTTCAACAAGCTGGTTATTATCAGAATAAAGAAAACTATCATTTAGTAGATCAAACCTAAATAATATGTCTCCATTATTTTCTATTGTCCTGTAAGATAAAGGAAATCCTAATTCTACATCATTGTTTCCTTGACCTTCAACATAAGAAAAAATCTTAGTGCCTTTAAATTGACTGGCTGAATATTTACTAGAAGAAAACGATTCTTGCTCATAATTATATAATTCAAATAATGGATTTTGATTTAATCTTGTTTTTTCTTGTCCTGCATACCATTCTCCATTTTTATAATAAAAATATTTTCCTTTATATGTATTTCCATCTTTTATTAAAACAACATCGCCTTCATTAGGAGAATTTTCTTCTACTAACGAAATTTGGTTTACATTATTAATTTTTCTAAACATTACTTTGTAAATTTTATTTTTAACAAAGCTGTCACTATCATTGGCAAACAAAATTTTCATTTCATTTGTTATATCAATTCCGTCTACATTATAACCAGTTGACCCTTCTATAATAGAAAATACATCAGTTGTAAACTTATCTATTAGATCAATACTTCCTATAATTTTTGATCCAAAATTATACAATTGTAAATCAGCATCAAATTCAATTATAGGCTTTGTTGCTTTTTTATTCTCATCTAGTAAAACACCCTGATTCGTAAGACTTAACGATAATTCTAAAACATCTCTATGAAACCATCTATTGTATTTGCTCCAAAAATTACCATCTCTACTTGCTCTGTTTATTACAATATAATCTTTTTCTAAAGGATATCCATATGCTTCACTAAACGGAAATTCGTCAAAATTTGATTCTCCAAATGGAATTTGTATATCAGGATTAAAATTATTTGCTACAGATAAATCATCTTCTTTTATTAATACAATTTCTGAACCTACTCCTTCGACATAAAAATTGCTATCTTCATAAAAACTCGGCGTTATATTACCTAAAAATTTTACCTTCATTCCATTTGTAAACTTCCAACCTTCTGCAGTTGTATAACTCTTCTTACCAATTATGTCTTTGTCAACATTTAAAAACGTATTTTCGGTTATATCTTTAATGATAAAAATACCTGAAAGATTTATGTCAGACTCAGAAATATAAAACAAATTATCAGGAGCTACATCAGACACAGTAAATTCTATGACACCTTGACCAACGAAATCATCATTTATTTCATTGCCTTCGGTATCAAACTTTACAATTCCTGTATTATATAATAAACTAGTATTTTCCAAATCACTATCAGGAACTAATAAATTTCCAGGACTGAAACTTTTTTTTGTACAAATTGCAATAGGATACTGCGGAGAATTAATCTCAAATCTATAAGTTTGCCCTTTATATAGTGTAATATTAGGATTTCTGGTTAACCCATCAGGAGAAAACAAATAAGTAAAATTATCCTCTTCATCTGCAACCGTTACTGTATAAGTACTCGTAACTTCTCTTTGTTGTCCAAAAACTGAAACAACTTGAGGTCCATCTGGCACCCAATAATAATTTCTATAATTAATAAATTTATCCCAATCAAAATTAGGATTCCATGTATAATATTCTTGAGAGTTCAATTTACTATGATTTCTAACTTGTCCTCCTAATATTTCTACTGCATGCAAATAATCATTATAATCTGCAAAATATTCTACATTATCAAAATCATCTTTTATAAAAGTTGCAGGCTCTAACTGGTAATTTATTCTTTCTTTATTAATATCACCAATATAAACGTCGTCAACTACATAAGGTTTAGTTATCTTCCTACCATAATATCCATTAATTTTTTCTACTTTACCAGGTTGAGTAAGTTGGTCAATAGTAGACTCTAAAAACTTTTTATTATATGGAGTTCTAAAATATTTAGGAAGATGATTTACAGATTGTCTTTTATAATTTTTATCTCCAGCTGGTAGAGTTGGCTCTACCTGATTATTGTCAAATGCCATTTTAATCCTTATTACGAACTTTGTATACCGGTATTACTCCGTGAAGTACTTCTAACAATTGTATCAACAGACGATAATCTTGATGCTGTTATAGCATCTATAATTTCTATATCATCTACAGTTGCTCCATTTATAAAAATTTCATCAACTTCACTCCTAACTTCATAAAAACTTCCAAAGCCTTTTGAATTGTCAATTGGAACAATTACAAAGGCAACGATATCAGGAGCCATCTGTTTCATTACATAAGCAGATAATTCTGAAAAATAAAAGACATCTCCAAAATCCCAATTGTCTAATGCAAAATAAGTTTCTATATGTTGAATTATTCTTGACTTTACATCATTATTATTAAGTGAGAGATCTGAGTTTTTAACAATTTTAAACCTTGCTTGCAGCTCAGGCTTTGCCTTTACTCCAAATAATATTTGATATTTTGCACTGTGAAATATTACTTCATCGGACAAAGATTTAATTTCATCAATAGCATTTCCATACTGTCTAGCTAAATAATCGCTAGAAGGCGGCAAAGGTTCAATGTCACGTATACCTCGTATCCACTCTCTAAATATCTTGTCATAATTTTCTGTTAACACGTATGTATCTATCAAATTACTGACGCTTGGATCTATTCTAACTGAACTATCAGCTGCATGCTCATAATGGAACTTTAACCCACTCCTGCCAACAAATGCCTTATATTCAGTGGTTATTTTTTTTGTAAATGTTGTCCTATCAAAAATTTCAAAATTATCTGTTTCTATATAATAAAAAATTTGTCCATCATTGTATAAGCTTAAAGGTCCTAATGAATCTTTATTTTGAAATATCAAAAATTTTGATGAAGATGTAAAAACATACTCTACAACACCATTATCTGTTGTAATTTTTTCTTGGAATATTATTTTATCCGCTAAATTATAATCTGGCTGAACAATTTGTTCAAAAATATCAAAATCATCTTCTACTCCATCATCATCTGCATCAAAGAAAGTAACTTCAATTTTTTTACTGTTTACGTATCCTGAATCGTCTCTATAACTATCAACTATATGCCATGTATAATCTGTGGTAAAATTTGACAACCCTTGCTCAACATCAGTTGTAGGTTTTGTATTAATACTAAGGACTTTGATTTTATCTTTTACAATAATACCTGTTGTATTATCATAAACTTTGTCTCCTTCGTCAAAATAAAACTTTAGTTCTTTATCACTTTCAAATAGATATCTTGAAGATCTATAATCAACATAGTAAACATCTCCGTCAGTTGTAAATTTAATTAACCAACTGGAATCTAATTGCTGTCCTGTTTTATCTCCTGTTTTTCCAACACTAAACTCTCCTAATGCATCTAAGTCACTATCTACAATAATTTGCCAAATATTCAATGTTTGATCAAATCTTAAACCAAAAGACCTATAAGCAAATATTTGTTGTAATACTTCTTGCTTCACATCTCTAGTTAAAAATTTTGCTAAAATAGGTTTGATTTCGTTTAATTTAGCTCCAGTAGGTATTATATCATTTATTGCTATGGCACCAGTGCCATCATCACCTAACTCTGTGCCTGTTCCTTGAACACTGTTTATTTTTACCCATTTATATGTATATGATCCTGCATAATTTGCAGCTCCAGATGCTAATTTTCCATCAGGTGTAAAATGCTTACCAACAGGAGCAACAAACTTTAATGCTGTTCCAGATTTAATTAATTTTAAAATAGAATTAGTAGAATTTCCTAAATATAAATTTATATTTGTTTGATTGACTAAAAATCCAGTATTCAAATTCGTTTCTTGCGTAACACTTGACCAAGAAATTTCCAAATCATCTACTATAATTTTTAAAAAATTTATTGTATAAAAGTTTTTAACATATGTGCTTGATAGAATAGGTTCTATTAAATTATAAATAATTCCTTCTATATCTGTAGTGCTATTAAATGTAAAAGAAATACGTTTAATAAAATTTTCACGGAAAATGATTCCATCATTTCCGAACAGATTTGTTTTACTATATTTTCCAGTAGCATCAATTAAATCAAAATATCTGCTTATACCACTTGCAAATCTACTTACACTTTTTGCCTTAATAATTTGTTGCGATACAACTAAAGGCCCAATTTGATAATCTTCTCCATTAACTAACCTATTTTGCAAATAGTATGACGCAGGGGCATTTTGCTTAATGCTAGTATTTGTTTCGCTAGTAGAAGCATTATCTACTATACTGTCTAAAGTAAAAGTAAGTGTAATTGTTTCTAAGGTATTATTAATACTGATATAAGGAAATTCTAAACTTAGTCCTACAAAATCAACAGGATTAATTGTATATGAAACATTTTTACTTGTACGATAAAATAATTTAAAATTATTTTTTGGCAGATTTCCAAACACTCCGTCAGCAAATATTAAACTAATTCTGTCATCGATACGAGTAAAAACACTGTATATATTTCTATCATTTTTGTTTAAACTATTATATATAACATTATTTCCACTTATACTAGAAACCTTTGACCATAAATTATTTAAATTTCCGTCACTATCTAAATCATATAACCAAACATCTGTATCATTTATATTAACTGCATCTATTGATACTACTTGATTCGGTATTGGATTAGATATACTAAAATCAGCTTCTTGAAATGTTCCTTGTTTAAACATTACAAAAAAACCAGTATTACTACTAGACGCTCCGCTGCCGTCATCTCTATATAGAAAGGAAAATGCTGATCTATTATGTGGAACAGCTTCTATCACATTTGAATCAAAATCTGCTGCTACAACCTCAAAAGTTGTCTGTATTCCGTTTACAGTTCGTCTAAAACTATAAACAGGAACATTATTAGATATATAATTTATTTGATACTTGTCTGTTTTAATATTATCTAAAATATCTGATTTTACGGGTTTACCGATACTTTCATTAGTAGCTAAACTCCTTCCAATTACTTTTAAAAATTGCTCTTTCCAATTTGTATTACTAGGGTCATTCCACAGAACTGTTTGATTTTGCAAATTTATATTATTTGAATCGACAAAAGATTCGGTTGTTTTTACACTTGATATTTTTAACAATCCACTAGCAGGAACATTACGTTTTGGAACATAACTTAACATTCTAGCAAGTCGTAATACACTTTCTCTTCTCTCTGCTAACTCAATAAAATTTTCTCTTGCGTTTAGGTCAATTCTAAATGCTAAATTTTGCCCCAAAAATGCAATTAAATCAAGTAAAGCAAGGTACTCTGAACTTTCAATATAATCATTAAAATCTTCTGGATTGTTTTGTCTAATATATGCAATTAACACTCTACGTAATGTATCAAAATCATAATGCTTAAAATCTGCATTCCTAAAAGTTTGATATATTCTTTTCCAATCTTCAGCTACTAATAATCTATTTTGCCTATCAGTCGACGCCATCTTAATTCCTTTTATAATATTTATCTGTAAAAAAAGTTCAATTTTTATCAGTTAAGATATAAACCCTACTTCTTTATCAAATTTTAAACGCATATTTTCTGATATATTATATGGCAAATACGTTAACTCCATCTCTACTTGTATGCCCGATTCATATGTATCGACAATTACCCTATTAGTAGTTACTCTAGGTTCATATGCAACAATATTTTTTACATTATCAACTATCAAATCTTTTAAACTAGGTGTAAAAGGTTCAAATAAAACATCCCATAATATTGTTCCAAAAGTAGGATCCGACAATTTTTCTCCTTGCCTAATATGAAAATGGTTTAGTATATCTTGCTTTATCAATTCTAAATCAAACAGCACTTTATTTTTTCTAGATTTATTTACAGTGCTTATTCCCCTATATGTTCTTGATGTAGAATTGTAATATACATTTGGAGTTTTTCCTTTTACTACTATTTGTTCATATAAATTACTCTCAACACTCATTACTTTCCTTTCCTAAATGTATCATAAATTTTTATAGTATCTAATTCTATTTCTTTCTGTAATTGTCCTTTATTATCTACACTATTTGTTTTTTCTAAAGTAAATTCAGTCGGATCTAAGTTTTCGTGACTTTTATAGGGTTCATGTGTTGGAATCCTAATAGGCACATACGCTTCTGTTGCTCCTTCTGCGTCTTTAGGATCTGTAGCAACTGCAGCAGGAGGTCCATTCATATGTATTGCCCCTGCTGTCTCCAAATGACTAGCACTTTTAATATTACTATTTCCAACACAAGTAATTTTACCATCTGCACCACAATTAACCTGCCAATTCCCAGTAGACTTAAAAGACAAATTACCTTTGACTTCCTCATTTGTACCTGCAATGAGATTATAATCTTCTCCAATGCTATTATTACACTCTTTACCAACTTTGATATTAGAGTTTTCAATTGTTTCAAAAAAAGAATTTTTTCCAACTTTTAAATTACAATTTTCTAAACTTTCAATATGTATATCTTTATCTGCTTTAAAATTCATATTTCCTTTTGCATGGAAATTAAAATCTCTATCAGCAGTAAAATTAAAATCACCATTTGTTGCAATACTTACACTATCTGTAGCAAATATATCAATCTTTCCATTACTTGTTAATTCTATCCATACATTACCTTTTGCATTAGATATATAAATTAAATCTTCTGTATTATGCAATAAAATTTGATGACCTGTTCTAGTTTTCAATCTTACTAATTCGTTATGCAATAAATCAGGCTTACCGCCTGTTTCATCTTTATCAAGATTTGCATATTCAGGTGGTCCTTCATTTGCTGGAGTTTTCCGCAATAAACTTGGATCTCCATCATCCATCACAAAGCTCGATCCACCAAGTCTAGAAGCTGGTATTATACCTTTACCAAATTTGTCTGTTTGATTATATTTTGGTTTATCCTGTCTTGTATCAAAAGGCCCTGGAGAACTTATACCAAAAACCATACTCGGTAATTCTCGTCTAGCACTTGAAGTTGTTGTTCCTCTTGTATGGTCCAACAACAATCCTTGTTTTTTTAAAATTTCTAACTGGTCGGTACTTACTGGTTTATCAAATTGTGTAGGATCTTTGCCGCCTTTTCTTTCAGTAATGCTTTTATTATATTCTCCAACTGGTCTAACTTCGCTACTGGTTTCATTGTTATAGGTTGTTGCAGCATACCCCGGAATCATAAAATTCATATACGAATCTGGAATACAACCTAACCAATACCCGAAACCAAAATTATTTTCTGCAACCATTACTAATACTTTTACACCTATATCAGGTGGTATTGCCCAAAAACCATAACTTTTTTGTGTGTAATCATATGTATCTGTAGGAGAAACTGCACCTCTAGGAGTTACACCTAAAAATGGACTGACATATTGACACGGTAAAACAAAACCACTATCTTCTGTAATCGCAGAGTTAGTTGTAAATTTTAAAATTTCTACTTCAATTGAACCCATATAAAGTGGATCTAAATGATTTGTTATCCGTCCAATATATGGCCCAGTACTTGTCATCCAACTAGGTCTACTAACCCTTGATTTACCTGAATAATTATTGTTTGTAAACATATTTTTCTCTATAGAAAATTCTTAATCTATATCTATACTCCAGCAAGATCTTGTACTGGTCCTTCTGATTCAGATGTTTCTGTTACGTTAACCACAAACGCTTTTTCTGCAGATGCTGGTGTTGTAATATCGTTTGCTAGATCATCTGGTTGATTATTCCTGCGAGTAAGACTTAATTCTTGTGTAAATTTACCACCATCAAAAGTAGAAATACAAGTATCTACTTTATATAATCCGCTAAACATTCCTAATGGTTTTATTTTCTTTGACGGATTTACTCTTACAAAACCTTCATTTTCGATATCAAAAGGAGAATTGAAATTCAACAAAATACCAACTTCGGCATATTCATAATTTATAGTACCATCAGCGTTAATATTAAAATTTTGGCCTGCACCTGCATGGTAATTTCCAAATCCACTATCTCCTAAATAATACGGATCTCCCCATATTGTAAGTCTCAAAGTTGTTAATGCACTTAATGCATTTAACAATGAATCATTCATATCTCGTGCAAAAGAAATAGATGGAGTGCTTATAGAACCTCCTCCCTTATTTCCTGTAGAATTTGTAGTTGAACCATTAATTTGCACAGCTCCTGCAAGAGATGATGCTTGGGAATCAGGATCGGAAAGCGTTTGCATTTTAAAACGATCATCTTGAGATTGATATAAAGTTTCTGCATTTATATCTCTACTTCCTGCTTTACCTGTTCCTGAATCGTTACTTAACGATGTATAATACCCTGTATCAAATTTTAATTCTAGATCTATTATATCATCATTATATCCAGTATACATATAATTATACTCTTTAACTGCATTTTTTCTTTGTAATTTATATCCTATACCTGCAGCTTTTGACCTTGCAAAACGCGAGTGATGTACCTTATAAGGAACAACTTTATAGACAAAAACTTTAGATAATTGCCCAGTTAACTCAATATGATATGGACTAAAGGGCAACACGTAAACATCTACTTGTATTTTAAAAAAATTAATAAAACCATTCTCATCAGGCGCTTGTGACTGAATTTTTTTTCCATATTCACTTGATAGAATAATTTCTTCAATAATATCTTGAATACGAGATCCTGCTGCCCAAGTTTTTGTTCTTACGTTATCACTAGATGATATATAATTCCTACGTACAAAAGATTGATTCGGATCTGCAACAAAAGCTTGTACTGCAAACGGTTGAGGTCCAGGATTCAAATAATTATCATTTATTACTAAATCGCCTATAAAATTCGTGTTAGCTGGGTCACTCGCATATTCCCGTATTTTTTCTCCATATGCTGTTCTTTTTACTTCTATCCCTTTGATTTTCAATAATTCATCACTTAAATTACCAGGCAACGGTGTTGATACATCACCTCGCAATGAACTAAAATATTCTAATTCTTGAGTTGAAATGTCTCTTGATCCTCCTGAACTAAACTGATTTGCTCCTACTGGCTTGTCTGATGGAGTGCTAGCTAAAAGTTTTTGATCTTTGCTTGCTGTTTCTTTTGGAAAAATTATAACATATTCATTATGTTGTTTTTTTCCAATCTTTTTTGCATTAGAAATTATTGCAGAATTCATTAAAGATGTTAAACTTTGAGCACCTGTTTCTAGCATTTCTTTCACTGTCCTACCTGACAACGTCATGTCTGCAGGTATAGCTTGATTTGATTCGGTCCATGCTTGCTGCTCCCAAGGAGTTGCTTTAACATCATACACAGATCCTTTTTCAGAAACATTAAATATAACATCAGATAATTTCAATGGATACATTCTTCTTGCTGATTCTTTACCTACTCTTGAAGATAAAATAATTCCTCTATCATCATAACCTACAAAATCAATCATTAATATAAACGGAGCTTCTTGATAAGTAGGATAACCTGCTAGTATTGCTTGTTCTTGTAATTTTAGAAACAATGTCCCCATACTATACGGTTCTAAAATTTGAAAACTAAAATCACAGGCATCTGTTTGCCTATACTTAAATGAAGGTGCTATAACATGATTTATAACAACGTTTTCTATAAAAAATCTATCTCCACCTGAAACTGTACCTGACCAGGATTCAGAAACTGGTATTCCGCCGCCAGACTTTAAAATAATATGTGATGGTCCAATCTTTTTATATGTGCTATCAGGAAAATTAATTTCATCAACTGTTAATATAGCCAAAGTAAAATTATAATTATAAGATGCAAACACAGACAAATCATTTTCTAAAGGCAACTCGTCAGATCGACTTATTTCTCCTATCTTCCAAGGGTCTGTTTGTTTTGTAGTTTCAGTTGCTGAAGTAGCTTTTCCGTCTTGTGACCCTACATCAAGAAAATCTGTTGTTACATCTGGCATTTTATAATCCTAATTTTTGACGAAGTTGAGCTGCGTTAGGTATATAAATTTCTACTCCTGGTACAAAATCATAAATTGGATCTTGTATGACATCCATGTTTCTTTGAGCAAAAACCCACCATAATTTAAAATCTTGATACAAATCATATGCCATTAAATCAGGCCTATGCGTATACTGTGAAGGAATAGCAATTTTTCTATCATCTAATGAGGCTGGTATTGGTCGTATTTCTAAAATATCTAAATATCTATTATTTACAAGCGAAGTAGCAAACCATGGACTAGTTGAATTATAAATACTCATTATATAAATCCTTTATCAGTATTTAAATAACTACCATTAGCAAATTTTTCTAATGAAAATGTGCTTACTTTTCTTCTACTATATGCAGTATGAACGTTTACAGCGATATTTGATCGAGTAGGAACCCATGTTTTTACTTCAGTATCTCCTTTTTCTTGCCTTACCATAATATAATCTACATCATTAGGTAATTCTATATTAAATGATTGAACTACTACTGGTACATCTTTAAATATATGCGGCCCATAACCATTCAACTTTACAACAGGAGGAGGAGCACCATTAAAATCATCATCTCCGTATCCCATTTTTGTAACTGAGCGTAGATAATGCAATGCTGCAGTCCAATACCTGCCTTCCATTTCATTTTCAATCAAAAAATCTCCAGCTATAGTAAAAGCTTCTACAGATGAGTTTTGATAGGTCAGAAAAGGATAATTACTATGAGTAGGTTTTATTGTGTCATATGTTGCTGTATGTTGCATCATTATTGTAGGTGTATAAGGAAAAATAAAACCGCTAGTTTTAAAAAGCGGTTCTAAACTTTCGTATTCTCTTCCTTCAATTGTGCCAGCTCCTTTCCCCCATGCAGGCGGTATGCTTAATCGCACTCTCCAATCATTTTTATCCTCTGTATTAGAAGAGGACGAAATATCATCTATTGGAGTTTTTTCTGTATCACTAGGGTCGGATAGCCAGCTACCTACGTTTGTTCTTAGCCAAGTACCAAAACCACTAGAATTTAATAGTTCTTGAGGATTTGCCATAATATCTCCTTTAAACTATTTATTGACTTTTTATGGCTAAGAATTTATAATAATGTAAAGAGGTATTTTAATGAAAAAAACAAACTATTTAAATAACAAAGATATTTTATCAGAAATTCACAAAAGTAAAAATTCATTTTGCAGCTTTTCTAACCCAAAGTATCATATATACGACATAATTATTAATTCACTATCAGATATTGACAACACTATTCTTGTTGAGGCAAAAAAATCTAAAATCAAAAGAGAAAATTTACAAATATCTCTTGAAGAAGTAGATAAACAAGATTTAATTTTTAGGGTTATGACTTATCATCATATACCTGATCAACCTGGCAGGAAAAAAAATCCTAAAACTATAGCAGACACAAAAGTAAAAGTCAATTTTCCTCCATTCCAACATTGGAAATATGATAATAATAATGATTTAATTTGTATTGGAAAAAGCCATTGGAAAGGTGATTTAGAAACTGGTAAATTCTGCCTTGATCACGGTATACCCACAGATAAACTTGCTCTTATGTGGATGAAATTATGTGAAAGATATGCTACACGTGGTAATGTAAGAGGATATACCTACAATGATGAAATGAGAGGTCAAGCAATCTTACAGTTAGCTCAGATTGGTTTACAATTTGACGAATCTAAAAGTCAAAATCCATTTGCATATTATACAGCAGCAGTTACAAACAGTTTTGTTAGGGTAATTAATCTAGAAAAGCGTAATCAAAACATACGAGATGATATTTTGGAAATGAATGATATGAATCCTAGCTACACAAGACAAGCAAATGACGAATGGGAAGTAGCTTTAAAAAGAGAAAAAGAATTCCAAGAAAACAATACATTCTAAATTTTTATGTTTAAAAAAGCAGCAGTATTTACTGATATACACTTTGGATTAA